AAGAGGATTGCCTTCACAATTTTTAATAATATATTTATTCTTATCAAAGTTTTTCTGTATCATCCTCAATCCGGCAATTAAGTTTTTCATTTCACTCTCACGAAAGCAACATTAACAGCGTAATTCTTGTCATCGTCATCAGTCATCTTAAACCCTTCATAACCCAGCGATTCAAGATAAGAGAATATTTCTTCTTTGGATGTCCCCATTTCCCCCAAGGCTGAATTGTTAATCTCTAAAATCAATACTGGACTATATTTACAGATTAATTTTTCAGCACCTTTAAGGGCAAGAAATTCACAACCTTCAACGTCAAATTTTATCAATTTAATTGGTTCATCTATGACTGAATCTAAAGTAACCATATCAACAACTCTGGTTGGTTTCTTTTTTTTCAATCTGGTTTGTTCGTTAAACGGGTGTTTAGATACATCCCAAAGAGCGTGTCCACCATCATTGTCTAAGTTGACAAATAGTTTTACTTTTTTACATTCATCCCCGACTGCTTGATTGTGGGCAATAACATTACTTGATACATTATTAATTTCTATGTTGTTCATCAAAGAAGCGAAATTATCTTTATCGGCCTCAAACGCATAAACCTTGGAACACAACTCAGAACCTAATATTGTAAAATATCCAACGTGCGCTCCGCAGTCTATAAAACAATCTCCCTGACCTAAAAGTTTTTGCATTAAATCAGATATTTCTTTTTCGTACTGACCCTTATTATCAAGCATGATAGCCTGAGTAAGTTTAGTATCGTCAAGTTCTAGGTTCATTAACCTCTTTTTTCTGTTCTTTGTTCTGTTTTGATTGAATTGCACCTTCAAGTATGGTCTTGTTTTTTTCCTGTTCGGCTTTAAATACTTCGTCAGCCGTAACAGTTCCCACAACCTGAACCTTCTGATCGGGGTCTATACCTAGATATTTTTGAACAACCTGTGATCTTTCGGGTATAGAAAGAACCGGAAGAAGTTTATCAATCTGCAAAAATTCTCTTGCATCCCTTGTCGGGTCAATAACATTTTTTTCTTCCTCTGCTACCTGCTGATGATGTGCGTCAGCGTGACTAATTAAAACAGCCTGTGCTTCCGGTGGTAGCTCTGAAAACTCATCACTTAGAATGGCTTTTCTGTGGGACTCGTAATGAATCTTGTGATTGTCGTATTTAAACAACTGATCCTCCATGATGACTTGCGAATCAGCGTCTATAACTCCCGTCTGTGGGTTAATGTCCGCTAGGAATATACCCTGTAAATCGTCTTGTGACTTAGCAGATATTATCTTAGCGTTTTCATTTTCTGCTCTCTTGAAATCTGGATTTTCCTGTTGCGTAAATCCAGCTAAACCCGCCCTTCTTAAAAATTCTTCTCTTAATTCCGTATTATTTGTAACATCACCCAATATACCTCTCTGCGCTGCGTCCATGAGAATGTTTAACTTACCTGCGTTAGTAGAGGCTAGTCCTGAATTTAACTCCATTCTAACGTCTGTGTTATTTCGTAAATCAGCGGCCTTAAATCTGGTTACTTTCCACTTATTTCCCTTACCGCATTTTTTTAATATACGTTCTTCAGTAAATATTTCCTGTGCTAAAAGAAGTCGTTTCTTGTTTACCCTGACAAGTGATCGTCTGAATCTTTCTAGGTCTGGCGCTTTACCTCTTTCTGCTGTTTCCCTCAAAGTATCAACCATAATACCTGAAGCCTTAGAACCGGGGGATTGACCTCTTAAAATGTTCTTCGGGTCGCCGCCTATATCCTGAATAGCCGTTCTTTGGATTGCTCTTTCTTCAAGTATCTGCTGCGGTAAAGGAGTACCTTGTTCTATTTTGGGTGCAACTCCACCAGTCAATAACGGGTCGTATTTAACAACCATCATTCCGACACCAAGACCATTAACGTCATCAACTTTCTGTATTCCTATATTCCCACCAACAAACATTGTGGGTCGAGCAACGCCCTTTCGATTAATAGCCAAAGACTGATCTATTTGGTTAATCGTATTCTGTGGAGAAATAAGGCCATTAACTCCAGCCTCCGACCAGAAAGACCCCGGTATATAGTCCATGTGAAAATCAGTCAGAGAATAGAACCACTTCCCGTCAACTATCTTAATCGGCATACGGTCGTATTTCTTTACTACTTTATCACCACAGGAAATTATATATCTGCCGTTGGGATATTTAATAGATGGTTTCATTTCCAGTTCTCTAAATAAAACCAGAGAATCATCATCACCATCATACATAGACGTATCTACGGTTGCGCCTTTCCAAGGAGAAACATTAGATACAATTTTCATCAGGCGTTTTAAATAGTCTGTTGTTTTTCTGTCGGTAGATGTAATCTTTGTTTTGAATGTATCTTCGACCCATTCTTTCGGTTTGAGGGATTGAATACCTATCCAACGTTTCTTGTTGAGCCTGTCACCCAACGAATCAACATAGACCTGAAATGGTATAATGTGTTCTATGCCTACTTCTCCGGTCGGTATGGAATTACCGTCTTTATCGAATATCCAAACATCGTTATCCATCCAAGGGAATGTTCTTAAAAAGTCAGTTCCAAACAAAGGTATTCCCGTAGTTACTTTGTCTACCTCATCGTGATACTCACCATCGTTATAATTGTTTAAGTTTTCTAAAAGTATTGCGCCTAATTCAGAGGACTTAATGTCTTCTCTTTCGTTAGTATTGGGTGCTATTGTGCATGAATACTGCTGTCCAAGGTATAAAGACTTGACCGACCTTACATATTCTTTGATCTCATTGGAAACTGGCGTGGGAATGTAATCAGGAAGTATTCTCCGGCGAAAAGTTTTAAGAGATTTGACAAATTCAAGATATTGTTCTCCCATGTAATAGAGAATGTTTCTGAACCAGACTTGTTCCTGCATAGAACGGGCGTAATCTGTTGCAGAAACATCAAACAACTCATTGATTCCGTGTATCAGTTCTTTGTCGTCTTTTTTATCGTTAATTTTTGACCAAATATCAGCAATGCTCATTTAATCCACCGGAAAAATGTCTTGTTCTTTAGATAAAATCTTTTTTGAATCCTTCTCGTAATCGGCAACACCTTTTCTGGCTTCAAAAACAGCGTATTCCTTGTAATCCTTTGCCATCAAGCGATTCAGAAGGTCTCTTTTCTCGTCTTTTTCTGAATTAATCAGACAACCACACGCAAACATCAGCGCAAGGTTAATAAAAAGCGAAATTCCAAGTAAAAATTCCATTATAGTCTCACCTTCCCACCCAAAAACCACCCAACACAAAAAGAAACTATCCCGCCAATTATTAATACAGATAAAATTTCCATTATTACCTCCTTAATAAAGCCTCTCGTAAGTTATATCTTCGTTAATGTTGTTGTAAATGTTCTGTAATTCACGGTGCGCCACCTCCGAAATGTCCTTCGGTGGTTTTCTTCGTTCCTCGGTTAACGTTTCTTTCCATTTATTCTGACCGGCTAATTGCATAGGTCTAGCCATACATAAAAGAGCCGATTCATCATAAACGTGGTCTTCGCCATCTGTATCAATATCCTCTGGATTATTAGGATTGATAATTAAAGTCGGTATCGTCCTAATAAAGTGAATGCACGAATCGTAAACCTGCATCATGGGGACGTTAAACTTGTCTGTCTTTTCATCCTTACTAACCAACAATCTCTGGTGAAACTGTCTTAACTTTAAAGAGCGTGACGCATCTCCCGGTCGTAACACTAAACCTAAACGTCTAAACTCCTCTGCCGTTGAAGTCCCTTGACCTCCACCTTTGTAATCCGGTTTCTTGTTAAAACAGGTCGGGTCGCACAACCGAATAATCTGCGTATTGACAACACCTTCCCTCTCAATCTCAAACCCCATAGATTTTTCACGTTTAATAATCCCCTGTGCAATCTCTGAGTCGGCTAATCTTAATCCCTGATTGGGAGTACCGTTCCATCCGTACCATTCTGCAAATCTATAAAAACGACCATCAGAATCCAACCACCACCAACCCACCGAAAACGGTGCGCCAAAACCCCAATCGAACGTCATAAATTTGGGTGCGTTCTCCGGTACTTTTACTGGTTTTATAACATGGTGTATTCTTGACCACTCCTGTAACGCCTGACCAACGAATGTGTCCCAAGAACCGTCTTTAAAAGCCGCCCTCAAATGTACCGGAAGTGTATTCAACATTTGCCAGTATGTTTCATCTAAATGAGGATTATCCTCAGCCTTGGACTTCACAAAAGCAAATTTCTTAGAGTAGTCAACCGGAGTCCTAAATTCCTCTGGATATATCTTGTCTATCCAAAACGCCTTGCAATAGGCGTGTCCTATTCCACCGGGATTCGTCCCACCCAAAAAGAATGTTTCGTCATCTGTTAATCCCGGCCAACGTAAGCGCATCCGAAGATCATTGAAAGTGTCGTAAGGATTCTTGGTTAACTCATCAACCAAAATAGCCGCAAATTCAGCCGACTGATACTTAGAGGCATCATCCAAATTCCTAAAACACAAAACACCATTCCCATAAGCAGAATCTAAAATAAAACACCGACCGTAATCCTTATGATCTGAATACGACTTCCCTAACCAAGATGGAAACTCCCTCGCTATCTTGGTAATCTGCCTGTCCTTCAAGGATGGGTAGTCCTCACAAGCCAACATGACCTGCACATACGTCAATCCCTTTTCAAAGAACCATGTCATCAGCATCCGAATCGCTATCCACCTAAGCAGATACGACTTACCACCACCTAAACAACCGCCATATAGAATATACTTCCCCAACTGGTTATCAATGATGGCACAGACTTCTAACTGACGCTCTGTAAACTTCGCTATATCTTTATCAAAATCAAGTTGCTTTGGCTTTTGCGACACGCTTACGCTTCCTCTTAAATATCCTGTCGTAATTCGCTCTATATGCCCTTGTAACTGGCTTACTTACTATCTCTGCCATAAACACCCTTTGTTTTACTAAGTCTGTGGAGAGACATGACTAGGACTGATACGGGGTGGGTGGGTGGTCTAGGGGGGGGTCTTCCCTACTCTACCATTTTTTAAATCTCTATCAATCCCCACACTATTTATTCTCTGATTCCCCTTGCCTCGCACTATGGCTGACTATATTATCCTATGACTCACAAACTGTACTTATTTGACAACTTCACTCCACTTTTAACGATTCTTTCAATTTGTTGATAACTTTTTATTCCTCAATGATTTCACATATATATAAATGTTGTGTCCAATAACCCTTATTATGTCTACTTGCCCCGATTGATATTATTGGGGTTTTACCGATTGACACAGTTATCAACAGTCGTACTAACGTCAATTACATCACCCTGATTAGTGCTTCCCTCCACTTTGCCTATATTGATCTTGTTGATTATGACCATTGGAGTTACATCTCTTTTACCTCCGGTCATCTCCTGTTCCTTATCGAATAATATCGAGGCTGCAATTATTTTATCCTTTGCGCTTGCCTTTTGTATATCCCCTTGGCTCAACTCTGATAAGAATCTATGCTGTAACCCTGTAATTATATCTAATTTATGTCTGCGGTAATCCTCGATTGAATTACTAGCTAATCCGTAGCGTTTCAGGACTGCTATTGTGTAGCTGATGTCAGAATCTGCGAGTGTAGCGATCTCTGTTCCCGTT